GAGATGCGGAAGGTGCGCCAGAAGCGGCACCAGGGGCGGCACCGGCCGCCGGCGCCGGGCCGGCCGGCGCCCCGCCGCCGCCGCCCTCGGCATCGAATACGATCCGGCTGAACCGGCTGATCAGGTCATTCATGTTCCAGCTCCATTCTGGTTTCGCTGCCCGTCCTCGACCGATGTCTTGCCGGCAGCGATGGCGGCAAGCACGGTTTCACCGGCGCCGTGAAGCGCCTGGCGCGCCGTTGCCAGCAGCGCCGTTTCCTCGATCGTCTTTCCCGTGATGCGAAGCGGGATGCGCATCGTGACGTCCATCCACCATTCGAACATCCGACGCCCCTCAACCGTGTTGTAGAGCCCCCACATGAAGCGGGCGACCTCATCCTCCGGCTGCAACACGCCCTTGGTCTGCGGCACCATCTGCTCGAGGTTCGTCAGCCCCTCCCAGCCGTCGCCGGCCAGGCCTTGCGACAGCATGAGATCGATAGGCTGGGCATTGCGCCCGGCAATGAATGGTCCGCTCATGTCATGCCGCCTTCCGGGTTTGGCCCATGGCCGCGTCGGCGACCAGCTTCGGCGCCTGTTTGGCCGCCTCGGCGGCCGCCATGGCGGCCAGCTGCTGTTCGCGTTCCTTGGCGATCTCGGCCTCGATCGCCTTCTTCTGGTTTTCGTCGGGGATCAGGTCCTTGTCGATCTGCAGCCCCTCGCCGATCCGGCCCATGATCTGGTCCATGTTCTCGTAGAGCCGCGCCTTTTCCGGGCCGGCAAAGGACATGACCAGGTCGTGGTAATTGGCGATCGCCGCAAGCCGGTCGGCATTGAGCGCCGCCTTCATCGGCGAGCGCACCGAAATCGCGACCAGCAGATCATCGACCCGCGCCACCTGCGGCAGCATGCCGAAATCGGCGAGGATCTCGGCAACGCGCGGCACGATCACCGGCATGATCTCGTTGACCAGCCGGCCGAAGGCGCCGATGTGGATATTCGTCCGCTGTTGCATGCGNGCGGCCATTTCNGANGCCGAGCGCGGCGTGCCCTGATATTCCGGCAGGCGNGTGTCGAACATCGCCTGCTTGATCTGGCTTTGCAGGTCGCCGACCAGNACATTCGCCACATTGAGNGANCCCGGCGTGTCGAGCCGNGTCACGTCCGGCCCGAGCATGCCGCCGGTCGCCTGCATCGCCCAGAATTCGCCGGGCCCCATGCGCACCGTGTCCGGGTTGAACGTGCCGCCGGAGCGATAGCCCCAGATCCCGAGCATCGAGATCGCCGCCGTCTTCAGCGCCAGTTCCTGAACCTTGTTCAGCGTCTTGATCGTCGGCAGCGCCGTGAGGATCACGCCGCGCCCATAGGCTTCGCCGGGCACGCGATAGTAGCGCGGCACGGCGATCGGCTGGGTCCGGTATCGTTCATGGCGGATAGGCACCGAACTCTGGTCGACATAGGCGACGAAGTGCCAGCCGCCGCCGGGCTTTGGATCGGCGTAGAAGTCCTGGTAGAGCGTGATCGTGTCGCCGCCATGGGTCTTGGCGCGCTCCTTGATCCCGTCGGGGAACTCGCCGTCGGGAAAGGCCTCGAGCAGCTGCTCGAGCTCGATGTCGTTTTGCTTCCACGACACGTAATTGACCGCGCCCAGCATGTTGACGCCGATCGCCAGCTGGTCAAACGGAATGGCGCAGAACATCACCGGCTTGTCGGCCGTGCCCTTGACCGGCAGGATCGCACCCGTCCCGACCGCNAGGTCGACGCACATTTCGTGCACNGCCGTGTCCCAGTCGCCGGCCAGGAAGAACGGNTGAATGAGGGTCGAGGTNTCGTAGAGNATGCGGTCGAGCCGGTCGCGTTCCGGCTTTGCCAGCGCCATGGCGGCGATCGGCCCGGTNTCCAGCACGAAGGCCGGCTGGCCCGCGGGGAACAGATCGCGCTGCAGCTGGCCGGCGAAATACATGGCCGACATCGGCGCCGTCATGTCGAACAGCCGGTCGGTATATTTCGCACCCTTGGAAAGGCCGCCTGGCCGACGCATCGGCACGGCATAGTCATAGGCTTCCTGGTAGATGTTCTGCCAGGGCGAGCGCGCATTCCAGACCTTGGTGCAGCGCATCCGGAGCTTGCCGACGTCGACGGCCGCCATCAGGTGAGCGCCACATCGGCGCCGGACGGGCCATCCTCGAACAGCCGCCGGCCGCGCGGGGCCCGGCGAGATGCGCCGACAGCGCTATCCTCGCGGTTCAGCGCCGCCATCTGGCGATCGTTCGCCACCGCCTGGATCTCCCGCGAGCGCTTCGCTTCCTTCTTGGCCGCATCGCCCCCGCCGCCGAAAATGCCCTTCACAGCTTCCATCGCGCCCGCTCCACTTCCACCGCGTTTCGCCGTCGCGGGAAAATCCCGTCAGGCGCGCCATGCGCTGGCCCGCGATATTTCGGGGCGCGACATGGCAGATGACCACGGCACCAGTCTCCGCGAGGCGGGCGAGCGTTAAGTGAGCGAACCGGCAGAGCGAGATCATCCTCGCGCGCGCGCCCGCGCGTATGGAGAGGGCGAATTCAAGCTCGCCGTCATGGGTCGGAACGAGGAAGCCGATGGCGATCAGATCCGACCCGTCACGAAAGGCGATGCTGTCGCCCTTCTCGCGCTGCAGGATCAGCGCCTTGCGCGCGAGCCCGCGCGAGCCGCCCATGTCGAGACAGTCGTCGATCGAGGCCGGAGAGTGAGCTGTCAGGTGTCCCATACGTTGAAATTCCCCTTGGGCCCCGTGGGCTGGGCGCGGCGCTGGCGTTCGTCGCGCAGCTGCTGGAGCGTCATGACATTGCCCGGCCGCCCCAGATTGGCCGCGTCCTTCATCACGCCCGGCAGCCCGCGATGGCCCAGGCACATGTATTGCAGCCCGTCATGCGGGTGCGAATAGGGGTTCTTGACCACGGCCATCTTGTCGGTACCGCCGGCCGAGGCCTGTTTGGTCATCTTGTAGTGGGCGGCAAAGCCGCCGATGATCCGCTTGCAGCGCGGGTCGATCAAAAGCCGCGGCGTGTTTGCATCGATCATGCCGGTGAGATACCAGCGCACCGCCTCTTGCCGGATCGAAGGTTCGTTGGTTTCGGTCGGCATGATCTGCAGCGACAGCGCCTTGCCGACCGTTCCCATCCAGTGCAGTTCGCCGTTCTGCGTATCCGCCCCCATGAACGCGGCCGGGTCGCCGAAGGCCTCGCGAAAGGCCAGCCCCGCGAACTGGTCGATCAGCAGCTCGTAGAACATCTGCGAAAATCGGTTCGGCCCGCAACCGGGCTCGGCACAGATCTCGGCGAGCAGCAGCAGCTGGCCATTCGGCAGGAACTGGCCGATCACCCCGGCCGGCGAGCCGCCGGCATCGATGCCGGTCGACAGCGGCACGCCAGGCCGAGGTGTCAGCGGCTCGTCGGCCACATGGATGCGCTGGTTGAACTCCGGATAGACGGGCTTGCCGTCGACGGAATAGCCCGGCAGCCCATGCACCATGCGCCGCACGATATGGTCCGGCTGGGTCGCCGCTTCCAGCTCGTAGGACGATCTGGGCTTGCCCTTGCGGTTTTCCGCCTTGGCGTCCAGGCCGCCCGGCTGGTGAAACAGGTTGAAGGCCTTGTTCTTCTTGTCGGCATGCTCGCCATAGCCGCACTGCTCGAGGATCGGGTGATCCACGTCCGGCGGGTTCATGTCGCCCCAGTAGACGCGCGGCAGCACGACTTCGCCCGCCTCGATAGAAAGCCCCATCTTTTCCATCGAGGCGCGGCCGTCCTTCGACACGCGCTCAAGCTCGGCCGGAGAGATCTGCTCCACCGGCGGATAGCGCCCGGTTCGCTGGAAGAGCAGGCCGTGCACGCGAAAATCGAGCAGGTCGCATTCGTTGCCGGAGGCCGCCGAAAGCTCGTAGCCCTTGATGTACTGCTCGACATTGGCATCGCCGATCGCGCCCGTCTCGAGCTGGAAATCGATCTTGATCAGGTCGCGGCCGCGCTGGGCCTGCCATTGCATGCGATGCTTGATCGGCCGGTCCTGCCCGCCCTCATAAGACACCGTCCAGGGATGATCCTTGGGAAAAATCTCGTGCCAGGAGGCCAGATAGGTTCGCGCGAAATCGCGGTAGGTATCGCGCACGACGGCCAGCTTGAACCGCACCCAGCCATCCTTGCAGATCGGCATGTAGCTCGCCGCGAGGAACGGCCCCTTGACCACGGAACAAACCGTCTTGCCGGAACCCGCAGGCCCCATGATGAAGTCGAGCGGCCCGCGCGACTTGACAAAGGCCTCGCCGACCGGCCCCGGATATTCGTAGTTCTTGAAATCGACACCCATACCCTCGGCCCTCCATAAGCCGCGATCGAGCGCGCGCCCGTGCCCGCGCCCACCTCGTCGAGGGAGAATTTTGGTTCGCGCGGCCAGGGGTTCAGTCGGGCACAGGCCGAATGGCTCGTGTGTGTGAGCCGGGAGGCCCATGGTGGGGGTGTCGATCTGGATTTTTGAAGCCGGCCGCAGGCCGTCCGCTTCGCGCGAAGCGCGCCACCCCCTGCCGATCGAGGGTGGCCAGCCGCCCGCAGGCCGCGAAGGTGCCGAGGTCCGAAGGCGTCCGATGATTTCAGATCATTAGGAACGCTAGAGATTTCAGCGCGTTAGCGACCGTCCGACCATATGCCGCCGATGTCGGACGGCCAAGTACCTGATTTCATTGATCCGGCGCACCGAATTTCGTCAGGTCGAGGGTCTTGCGTTCGGATAGGTCCGGCGCGGCCATGTCGCCAATCACCATGACACCCAGCACCGCCCGCTTGTCGACGTTGACCTTCGTCGGTGCCTTGCTCTCGAAATACGGCATCAGCTCGGCATTGGCGCGACCGAGGATGCCATAGGCCTTCTCGATCAGGTCGGTAGCTGCCACCGCCGACACCTTGCCCTCGCGCACGAGCACGCGAAGCCACTCGTAGGCGTCCATGCCCTCCGGCACGTCGGGCAACAGGCCCAGCTCGATCGCCAGCGCCGCCGGATCGGCATTGGCCATGGCGGCGAGGTTGAGGCCCGGATGGCGATAGCCCATGCGCATCAGCGTATCGGCGAATTCGGCGCTGGCCTTGTTCTGGCTGCCCTTGGGCCTTCCCCGCCCCCGGCGCGCGGCATCGATTGTGTTCGCCACATGCCGCACCGGCCCCTTGAACAGCGCCTGCTGCTCGTCGATCTCGTCGAGCATCAGCGATGCCTGCTCTCCCTCGTTGCCGCCGGCCATCTGCCCGACCAGGTCGCCGATCGCCGCCTCGACCGTCGCCTTGACCGCCCCGACCTTCGCCGCCCGCGCCTGGTCAACCTCGACCGCCGCCGCCGCCTGGTCGCCGCCCGCC